TACAGGTTTCATGATGATCAAGCGTGAAGTCTTTACTAAACTAGAAGCAGCGTTCCCAATGATCCGCTACAAGCCAGATCATGTGGGTCAGGCTAACTTTGATGGGTCTCGCTATATTCATGCATATTTCGATACTGTAATTGATACCAAGGATTCTATCACTGGTGGCGGTTCAGATCGTTATCTGTCTGAAGACTATATGTTCTGTCAGATGTGGCGTAAGATTGATGGTCAGATTTGGCTCTGCCCATGGATGAAGACTCATCACGTTGGTACTTATGCCTTCGTTGGTGACATGCCAGCAGTGGCTAACTTCGTTGGTTCTCTGTAATTTATGCTGATTGGACTTGTTGGATTTATTGGGTCTGGCAAGGGTACTGTTGCTGACTTGCTTGTTGAGCGTCATGGCTACAACAAAGAAAGTTTTGCTGGCAGTGTGAAGGATGCGGTCTCAACCATCTTCGGTTGGGATCGCTCTCTCCTTGAAGGCGATACGATCAAGTCTAGAGCATGGCGTGAAGAGCCAGATTCTTGGTGGTCTAAGCGAATGGGCAAAGACTTTTCACCAAGACTGGCACTTCAGCTGATGGGTACAGAAGCTGGTCGCGAAATCTTCCATTCTGATCTATGGATCTATTCGGTTGAGCGTCGAATCAATCCAGATAAGAACTATGTCATTGCTGACGTTCGTTTCCCAAACGAAATCAAAATGATTCAAGATCTAGGTGGCAAGATTGTTCGAGTGACTCGCGGACAAAAACCTGAGTGGTATGATACTGCTTTAAAGCAAAACATTACTCATGAAGATGACCAATGGTTACTGCAAGACCGCGATGAATTGATGGAGCAAAAGTATCCAGAAGTTCATTACAGTGAATGGGCATGGATTGGGTGTGATAATGATACGACCATTAGCAATAATGGCTCGCTAGAGGATCTAATAATTGTGGTTGACTCTTTAGTGAAAAGCGTATATAATAATGTACATGTTGAAGCAAATGAGGTTGTAAATTATGAAATTGTCTGATGATACTATTAATGTGTTGAAAAACTTCTCTGGAATCAACCAGAGCCTTCAGTTCAGGGCTGGGAATACTCTCAAGACTATCTCCCCTTTGAAGACTATCTTTGTTGAGGCTACAGTTGGCGAAACTTTCACCAAGGAATTTGCTCTGTATGATCTGAACAAGTTGCTTGCAAAGGTCTCTTTGTACAAGGGTGCTGAACTTTCGTTTGATGATGACAAGATCATCATCGCCACAGAGAACAAGAAGAAGTCTGACTATATCAAGTATTGCTCACCGAAGGTGATCATTGTTCCTCCTGAGAAGACTATCTCTCTTGGCATAGCTGATTGTTCTTTCAATCTTTCGCAAGAAGATATTGATTGGATGAAGAAGTCAGCTGGCATCTCTGGCTCGCCAAACTTTGTGTTTGAAAGCGATGGTGACACCGTTCAGTTTATTGCCACTGACGTTAAGGATGATGCTTCGGATAAGTCGAAGATTGAAATTGGTGCTGGCAACGGAACCAAGTTCCATGTTGTGATGAAGGTTGAAAACTTCAAGCTGATGGATGGCTCCTATGAAGTTTCCATTGCTAAGAAGGGTCTGGCTTGCTTCAAGCATACTTCTGTAGCAATCAATTACTTCATCGCGATCGAAGCTGCAAGTTCGACCTTCGGAGAATAATCATGTCACCAACAGATAAGGCAAAGATCCTGGGTATGCTCCAGGAAATCTCAAACAGTCTGACTCGTGTTGAATCTGAGCGCGATCTGATCAAGGAAATTCTTGATCGTCTTCAGGACGAATGTGAGATTCCTAAGAAGTTGGGTCGCAAGTTGGCAAAGGTCTATCACAAGCGTAGCTTCGAAGAAGAAGTTGCTCAGCAGAATGACTTTGTCGACATGTACGAACAGGTGGCTAAATAAAATATAAGGGTGCGGTTTCTTGCCGACGGTACAATCCGCCAGACTGCTCACCGTGGGAACTCACCTTCCCCACCCTTTCTTTATTATGGAGATTTGATTGGAGAATTATATTATGAATGAATCATTGTGGGTTGAGAAATTTCGTCCTAAGACTATTGCTGACTGTATCCTTCCTGAAGAATACAAGAAGACCTTCCAGAGTTATGTTGATCGCAAAGAGATCCCGCATCTGATTCTTTGTGGCTCTGCAGGTGTTGGTAAGACGACTGTAGCAAAAGCACTGTGTGATGAAGTTGGTTGTGACTTCCTAATGATCAACGGTTCAGATGAGTCTGGTATTGACACCTTTCGAATGAAGATCAAGAATTATGCATCGTCAATGTCGCTGATGGGTGGTAAGAAAGTCATCATTATTGACGAAGCAGATTATTTGAATCCAAACTCAACTCAGCCAGCCATGCGTGCAGCGATGGAAGAGTTTGCGCATAACTGTACGTTCATCATGACTTGTAACTACAAGAATCGAATTATTGAGCCACTTCACAGCCGTTGCGCCGTGATTGAGTTCAGGATTCGTAATGAAGACAAGCCGAAGATGGCTTCTATGTTCATGAAGCGTGCAGCGAACATTCTCAAGGAAGAGAAGGTTCCGTTTGAACCTGCAGTGCTTGCTGAGGTTGTCAAGAAGCATTTCCCCGACTTCCGTCGAGTGCTGAATGAGCTGCAGCGTTATAGTGCCAGTGGCAAGATTGATACTGGCATTCTGGCGAATGTGGCTGATGTATCGCTTGCTGAACTTGTCAAAGCCCTGAAGGAACAAAACTTCAGTGGAATGCGTAAGTGGGTCGCCGATAACGGTAATGATGATCCTGTGCGCCTTTATCGCAAGATCTATGATAGTCTGTATGATATCATGGACAAGTCGACGATTCCCAATGCAGTATTGATCCTTGCTCGGTATCAGTATCAAGCTGCATTCTGTGCAGACCAGGAATTAAACCTGACTGCCTGCCTAACTGAAATTATGGTCGAGTGTAAGGTGCAATAATGGCAAGAATAGTTCCAGGCGATAATCTTTGCGCTTTTTTTGGTATTGAGGACGACACTTTTGAAAGATTTAACACGAGAAATATTGAGTTAGGGCGTAATAATATAGCTGTTGGTCAAAATGGGGAATCTCTTTTTATTAAAGAATTAATGTCCTTTGATAACCAATTTAAGATTATATCATCAAATGAAGAAGGAGAGACTGGAAGTTCTGTTGATGTTGTTCTGTCTTACTTAAATGGTGTGAATGTAAATGTACAGATCAAAACTACAGAATTCCCAGTTATATTGAGTGGTTCTAGCAGCAAAAAAGTAGTTAAGTATAGGTTGACAAGGAAGTGTGAGAAGTCTTGGAAGACTAATCTCAGATATAATGAAGTGGACTTTTTTGCGCTTGTTTGTTTAAACCCTCAGAAAATATGGATTGTTCCGGCTCAAGAAACTAACAGAAATATTAACATAGGTCTGTACTCACTAGATAATAAATATGTAAAGTATGACTCTAATTTCAATTCCCTGAAGGCTTTTTCTTTTGGTATTTCGTAATGGCAGATCTCTTCAAAGAAATCCTGCCGAGTATTCTTGAGACCAAAGAATATGCGCTCCTGACTGATGCAGATGAACGGTCTTACCCAGCTTTCATGGTAAACAGAGCTCTGTCGTATCACCGAGACACAGCTTTAATCGCCAATGAGATGAATAGGTACGGAAACCTCGACAATAAACTCAAATATGATTTCCTTATAAATATTGTACGTGCCCAGAAACGACGCCACTCAAAGTGGTTCAAAAGGGGTGCTGATGATGATTTGAGTGCTGTTAAAGAGTATTATGGATATTCCGATGCTAAAGCATATGAAGCCCTGAAGATACTAGATGATACTCAGATCACCGCGATAAAAAAACAATTATATAAGGGTGATTGAAATGAGTATTGAAAAATTAGTTGAGGTTCTGCTAGAAAAGCAGGACGACTTCCTAAAGGTTCGCGAGACTCTAACTCGTATTGGCGTAGCAGCAAAGAATGATAACATTCTTTACCAATCCTGCCACATCCTTCACAAGCAAGGCAAGTATTACATTGTCCACTTCAAAGAACTATTTGAGCTGGACGGTAAGCCAAGCAATATCTCAGAAAATGATATTGCACGCAGAAATACTATTGCTAATCTCATGGCTGAGTGGGGTCTTGTGAAGCTGGTTGATCCAGACAAGACGAAAGATCCTTATGCACCATTGAGCCAGATTAAGATTCTTCCGTTCAAGGAAAAGAGTCAGTGGCAGTTGGTCGCAAAATATACGATTGGGAAAAAGAAAATTGAGGCTTAATTTATGATTGACTTAGGTCTGTATCGTTTGAGTGAAGATGTGAAGATTCCAACGTTCGGCACCAAGATGTCGACATGTTTTGATCTTCATTACTGTCCAACTAATATCATCATCAATGGATATAACGATGTAAATACTCCAGTTGAACGGTTTGTTCAAACTAATCGCGCATTGGTTATTCATCCAGGTGAGAGAATGTTAGTCCCTACTGGTCTTGTGATGAAGATTCAAAAGAATCTGAGCATCGAGACTTTCGGTGACATTATGGATCATAGTGAGCCACTTGGACAATATTCAATCCGTTTGCATCCACGCTCTGGGTTATCACTCAAGCGTGGGCTAGTGCTTGCAAACTCTGAGGGTATTGTTGACGTAGACTATCAGCAAGAAGTGTTCGTGCTGATGACAAATATATCTAGAGTTGCTCAGGCTATTGCCTATCAAGAACGCATTGCTCAGGCTGAGGTTGTAGTCAATGAGGGTGTGCGTCTGACGGTTTTAAATGAAATGCCGACTCAATATTCTGAGCGTGATGGCGGGTTTGGCTCCACAGGAAGTGTGTAAGTTGACTAAATAGAACGTAGATGCCCGTTTGGGGTCTACGTTTTAAACTTGCTTACTAAAGGAGTAACAAAATGACACTAACGTCACAAATGTTTAATTATGGAAACTTTCCCTCATCATCCGCTCTAGGATTTGAGAGTGTTCTAGCAACTCTAGACAATGCCGCTCATCTGCTGCATTCATCCGCAACTGCCTTCCCGCCTGTAAACGTCATCAAGACTGACGAATACAATTTTATTATTGAACTGGCTGTTGCTGGATACAAGAAAAGTGAAATCGAAATCACCGCAGAGAAAAACTCACTAAAGGTCTCAGGAAAGAAGGAAGGCGACGACGAGCGCACATATCTGTCAAAGGGTATTGCTGGTCGCAAGTTCTCTCGCCAGTTTGTTCTATCTGACACCATTGTAGTGAAAAACGCAGATCTAGAAGATGGTATTCTGACCGTTAAGCTAGAGAACGTAATCCCTGAAGAGCAGAAGCCGCGAAAGATCGCAATCAAGTAACAATATAATTTTTGGTGATGAATGAATTGGGATGAACTGTTTATACTACAGGCTACTGTAATTGCTCAAAAGAGTAAAGATCCTTCAACAAAGGTCGGCTGCGTTATCGTCGGTGATGGTAACGCAGTTCTCTCTATGGGCTTCAATGGCTTTCCGCGTGGAATCAACGAACATGATAAGAGTCGCTGGGAAAGACCAGAGAAGTATCAGTGGATTGAACACGCCGAACGCAATGCGGTTTATAATGCTGCTCGTCATGGAATCAACCTGAACGGATCACGTCTATATCTAAATTGGGACCCAAAGGGTATCTGCTCAGATTGTGCACGTGCACTCGTTCAGGTTGGTGTGAAAGAAATCATCGGACCCAAAAAACCATTTCCTGGTAAGGGTGCTGGTGAACACTATTCGATTGATCACTCAGAGATTATGTTCAAAGAAGTTGGAATCGGTATTAGAACAATTCCGTTAGAGCAACTCGGCATGCTTGTTGAAGGGATTATAGAAAGTGAAGAACTTTGATTTTTG